CCAACTCCAGATGCTACGTATACAATTCAACTAAATTATATCTTGAAACCTGATGGATTATCGAGTACAGTTCCAACTACATATTTAAGTCTGCAATTTCCCAACGGACTTTTGTATGCATGCCTAACCGAGGCTTTTAGTTTTCTAAAAGGGCCAAATGATCTCTTGCAATTATACGAAGGAAAGTATAAACAAGTGGTAGAAGGCTTCTCAATAGAACAAATGGGAAGAAGAAGACGAGACGAATACCAAAGTGGCGTTCCTCGTATAGGAAAATAGGAGAAAATAAACATGGCTATAACACAAGCAATTGCAAACTCTTTTAAAAAACAATTATTAGATGGTGATCAGGATTTTACTGCAGCACCTTCTGGTGATATTTTTAAAATAGCTCTTTATACTTCTTCAGCAACTCTAAACTCAGCAACAACTTCTTTGTTAACTAGCGCACCTACTAATGAGGTTCCAAATTCTGGACAATACACAGCAGGTGGTGGAAAGTTAGTTAATTTAGCAACTTCAATTACAGCTGGTGTAGCGAGAGTAGACTTTTCAGATAGATCATTTACTGGAGTCACTATTACTGCTAGAGGAGCTTTAATCTATAACACATCATTCTCAAATGCAGCGGTGGCAGTTTTAGATTTTGGAGCAGATAAAACAGCTACATCTGGAGTTTTCACAATTCAGTTTCCAGCTCAAACTTCAACAGCAGCGATTCTAAGGATCTCTGGTTAATCGTAGGGGGTAAACTCCTATGGCATCTGGAACTTGGGGTACTGGCTTTTGGGGTCAAAACCAATGGAACGATACAGCTGATCCAACTTTTACAGTTACGGGTATTGCCCTTACTGCATCTTTAGGTGACGAAACAACTGTTGGTGAAATTAATCTTGGTTGGGGTAGAGCTAACTGGGGTGATTTTGCTTGGGGTGTTGCTGGTAATGTTGTTCCAACTGGTTTACCTATTACAGGAACTTTAGCTAGTGTCGTAGCTTCTATAGATGTATCTCCAGGTCCATCCACAAATAACAATCAACTTATTACAACTGCTCTTGGTTCTGTAACTGTAGACATAGCAACTACAATTTTTCAAACAGGTTTTGCACTTACCAATAGTTTAGGAATAGCAGATGCTGGCCCTGATGCTATGGCTACAGGTAATGCAATGTCCATGGGTCTTGGAAGTGTTCAAGCATATAATCAAACAGGTTGGGGTAGACAAGAATGGAATGAAAATGCTTGGGGTGTTGAAGGTGAGTTTGCAAATGTTGATGTAACTGGTATTGCAATGACAGCTGCAGCTGGAACATTAGCGATGACTGGTAATGCTAACTTAACTCTTAATACTTTAAACGTAGCACAAGCAACTTTAGGTATTGTAGATCCAGCGCCAGATGCTGGCGTAACTGGAAATTTAATAACTGCAAATTTAGGAACTGCTTTAGGTTTAGCTGGAGCAGGTGCAAGTCCAACAGGTATTGCGATGACTGCAGGGTTAGGAACGGCTGCAGGTGTTCCTGGACAAACTATTGTACCAACAGGTTTTTCTTTAAATAATCAATTAGCTAGCGTTAGTGTTGCAATTCACATTGATATTCAGCTTACAGGTTTAAGCTTGACTATGAACCAAGGATCTGGTAGTGCTTTGATCTGGAACGAAGTTAATACAGGTTCAGCACCTTTAGACCCTCCAGGATGGCAGGAGGTGGCTGCATAATGAGTTTGACAGAAACTCATATTTTTAATAAAATAAACGTATAAGGAATTAAAAAATGGCGAATTCTACATCTGCTAACCTAAAACTTACAGTACAAGCAACCGGTGAAAACTCGGGAACTTGGGGTCAAATTACAAATACAAACTTACTTATTTTAGAACAAGCTATCGGTGGCTTTACAACTTTCAATTTAACTAACGCTAATAGATCATTAACTTTTACAAATGGTGCTTTATCAAATGGTAAAAACGATGTTATTAAACTAACAGGTACACTAGCAGCGAACAGAACTGTTAGTATTCCAGATTCAATTGAAAAAGTTTATAACGTACAAAATGCATGTGACCATGCAGGTTACACTTTAACTTTTAAGACATCGTCAGGTACAGGTGTGCTTTTAGCTGAAGGAAATAATTACGTATTATATTCTGATGGAACTAATGTAGTAAAACTTCATGAGCAAAGAAACTGGAGAGCAGTTTCAGCAGCTGAAACAGTTCAAGCTGGCGCTCAACTTTTAGTAAATACAAATGGTGGGGCAGTTACAATAACTTTACCAGCATCACCGGTTGCAGGAGACCAAGTAAATTTTGTAGATCAAGGTTATGATTTTAACACTAACGCATTGACTGTTGGAAGAAACTCTTCTAATATAGCTAATGCAGCATCTGACCTTGTTGTTAATACACAAGGTGCAGCATTTGGATTAGTGTATTCAGGTGACGCTACAACAGGATGGACTTACACGGAGAAATAATATGTCAAATTACGAAGCAACAAAATACGATTTCGATGGAGCAAACCTTACTGGTATCGAAGGTATACCTACGGCTACTATTGTGCCATGGTCTGCATCATCATTACCAAGCGGTTTCTTAGAGTGTAATGGTCAAGCAGTTTCAAGAAGTACGTACGCTGCTTTATTTGCAATCGTAGGTACAACTTACGGAGCTGGTGATGGTTCATCAACTTTTCTTGTGCCTGACTTACAAGAAAAAGTAGCTGTAAGTAAATCTGGAACACAGGCTTTAGCATCAACTGGTGGAGCAAACACAGTAACTGCAACTGGAAATATTGGTGGTTCCACAGCTAATGCAACTTTATCAACAGCACAACTTGCATCACACAGTCATAACACTCCTGCTGGTGTAGAACCATCTGGAGCTTCGGTTTGGAAAATATCGTCAACTACTACTAATGCTGACACAGCCAATACAGGTTCAGGTACAGGGCACCAACATAATATGAGTGCTACTTTTAGTGGAGATGCAACTTCGGTTGTTCAACCTTTTTTAACAGTAATTTACATAATTAAAACTTAGGAGAAAAAATGGCATCAGGTGGATCATGGACAGTAGTATTTGAAGACAAACTAATTATAAAAAGAACTGGAGAGTTTAATGGTAGTAATGCTCAAGGATATCCAATTAATGACGATGATTTTTGGAATCAATCTAAATTTTCAAATATTTGGGCAATCCAATATGGTACATCCGTTCCTAGTGATGCTGTAGAATACAGAGATGAGACACCTCACTCAACATGGGAAGATGCTAATTTAGGTGATTTTCAAGAATTTATTACAAGATGGGATGCAGCGCACTTAGTTCGATTACAAGGTGATTGGGACACCAATCATAAATATGGTGAACACGTACCACCAGCACTTCCTCCTATTCTCCCTGAGACTGAAGAAGAAAAGATAGCTAGAATAGGTCCAAGACCTACTTCCTACTCATCTTAAAATTATTTTATCTAAAAATATAACTATTGTTAATCTTTCGTTTTTATCTAAACCTGTAGCACCATGATAATGATTTCCATCATAACATACTAAAGTATTAAAATTATTAGATATTTGACAGATGGTTTGTTTTTGATCATCATAGATAGAAGTGCCAGTGTTAAAATTATTTGTATTTTCGTTAAGATATATTATACCTGCTAAGTCTGAAAAATCTTTGTGGATTCTTGTATTTTTTTTATTAGCTGGATGCGCCAACCAATTTTCGTATTTAATTTTATGAAATTGTGTAACAGTTTCTTCTATTTGAAGTTGTTCACCTTTAAAATAAATTGTCATAATTTCTTTAACAATATAATCGTGCAGTTCTTTATTAATTTTAAATAAATTATCAGACCTATATCCTGGCCAATTGTCTTGCTCTGTTGATTTATGCCAAGTTATTGTATTAGAAAAATTTATGACTTCTTGAGGATTATTAAAAAAAGAAGTTTTAATTATTGTTGGTAACATTTACCTTAACATCATCCAAGAAGTTAAAATATATTTTTCACCAGATAAAGGTGGATTTCCTCTATGAACATATGGAAAAGATGCAGGCCAAATAACTATTCTACCTTTTTTAGGTTTAACTCTTTTTGAAAAATGTAAAAATTCTGTTTCTCCCCCTTCTTCGACGTCATTTAAATAAACAGAGTAAACTAGTGCTCTAGGTTCATTAGAAAATCCTACATTATGTTCAATATGCCAGACATGGTAACCTTGAGTTGGAAGAGTTTTTTGAATCTTTAAATTAGTATAATGAAATGATGGTATATTAAAAGCCTCCCTTACACCTGTAGCATTCTCATAATGTTTTAAGGCTATTTCAAAATTTAAAATTAATGGTCGTAATTCTTTATGCCATACATCAATATTATCTGGTTCAGCAAAAAACTGTTCATCACTTTTTGCAATTAAACTAGAATTTTCAGAATCTTTTCTATTCAAAGTTTTACGTAATTTACTTTGATTATTAAATAAATTAATAACATAGGTGCACATTTCATCTGTAATATAATTATCGTATATTCCTATAAAGTTACTTATGTTTTGAGTCCTATTATTTTGTGTTGTCATAAAATATTTTAAAGTTCCATTTCTGCCATTGAGCATAAACATCGTTATCCTGAATACTCTTTCTTACATTTTCTTCTGACATGTCTTTTACTATAGCAATTATTTTTTCTATGTCTTCTTTATTGTGTTTTTTGTAAAGATTAGCAGCGTGTTTCCAAAATTTATTTTTATAAAGTGTATTATTTCTATATTGCCATAATATAAAATTTTGAACTTTATTAACGTAATCAATTATTTTTAATTTAGTTGTCATAATATTAGCGTTGTAAAATATATAATCAAAATAACATTTGATACTAAAATTATAAGTTGCCATAGCTGTAGCTTCTAAAGGTTCTAAAAAAAATAATTTATTTCCATTTAATAAAATTCTTTTATCTATTATTGGTTCTTTAGCTACATACTGATTAAAAGGAAAAACTTTGTTGACTTTTTTTATTTTAAATTTTTCTTTAAAATTATTTGTTGCTTCTTCGACAGAAGTTATTTCATTATTAAAAAGATAACCTAAAGAAGTTTTGCTAGGTAGAGGTATATAAAAACACCACCCATGTTCGTGAGCAACTGCTTTTGTCCATTTTACATCATCTTTTTTTGGAGGCAGTTCAGCAAGTAAAGCACAATTTAAAGGATTAATTAATTTATCATATGAATTAAAGTTTTCAGGTTTTCCTCTACAGTCTACTATATAGTCTGAATCTATTTCATTATAGTTTTTTATGTTTTCATCTTTTTCTTTAAAATTAATTTTTAAATTATTACAGACATAATCTTGAAATGCTTTAGGTTCTATGTGTAGACCATAAGAGCCTATTGGAAAAGGATGAAAAAATTTTTTATTTTCTTTATTCCAATTCTCATACATAATACCTGTTTTAATTGTGTGAGGAAAAATGTTTAAAACATCTGATCCAAAATTTTCAAAAAGTTTTATTGGAAAATCTAAAGCGGTTCCCTGTCCTGTTGGAACAGGGGGAATATTAGAATCGTAAATTAAATCTATTTCTATTTTAGAATTTATAAATTTTCTAAAATAAGCAAAATGCATAGCTGAAATACAACCTGCGTTTCCTCTTCCTAAAATAGTTATTTTCATTTTCCTAAACTTTCTGCAAAATTGTCATAAGCGTGATGACTATATTTTCCTTTTTTATTTACATAATGAAAAAAAACTTGAGCGATCCCGTTTCCTTTATAGATACCTTTACGCCCATGTTTTTGATCATGACCATAATATAATAAACCATCTCCTTCTTCAAGTTCAAACGACTTATCTTCAATCTCTAGAGACCAATTGTCATACTTTTTTATACATGCAGTAATAGATATTTCACAAGAGGGCCTATCAATGTGTGTTTTTAAATAAGCACCAAAAACATAATATCTCCAATAAGCATAGGTTTGAAATAATTTTAAATTAGATTTTTTTTCTACTAAAGGTAATTTTTTTTCTAAGAAAGAATTCATTAAAGGATCTTTATACCAAGAAGGTGAAAAAGATTGAGAATCTATCTGATAATCTTTGTTTTCATCCAATCTATTATTACAATACTTTTGTAATATATTTAGCTCTTCTTTTGAAAAAAAGTTTTTGATAAGTTTATATTTTACTGCAGCCATGACACTATACTATATCTTGTTCCTTTTGTAATGGGTTCAATACTGTGCGGATACATAAAATTACTAGGAAAAAATACAATAGATCCTTTATCAAGTTTAAATCTTTTGATTTCTTTTTCTTTTTGATCCGTAAAAATTAAATCTCCACCTTCATAGTTATTATTCAAATTTATAATAATACTTAAATGTCGTGGTAAAGTAGTGTAATGATCTGTATGTACATCGTATTTACCACCTGGATTATACTTTAATAAATCTATTTGATTAATTTTAACGCTAGACATTTTAGGAAATTTTATTTTATAAAAAGTGTAAAGTCTTTCAATTTCTTTTTTTACAAAATTCCAATAAAACATGTTTGTAGGATTATCAAAATTTAACTGATAACCTTTTACATTTCTAACATTTTTATTTACACCAACGTATACGCCTAAATTTTTTTTAGCTTTATATTTTATAAAAGGTATAATTTTATTTATAAACCCAGGCGAAACTACATTTTTTATTTCAACAATTCCTTCTAAATGGTCCATAATTATGATACTTTCATTCTTTAAAAAACTAATATATAAGCTACTATATGCTACAAAAATTAAATTTCAAGCCAGGTTTTAATAAGCAAGACACAGAATCAGGGGCCGAAGGCCAATGGACTGACGGTGATTTTGTTAGATTTAGATATGGATTACCTGAAAAAATAGGCGGTTGGTTACAACTAACAGCTGGTGGTAAAAGTTTACCTGGCGCTGGAAGAGCACAAGTAGCTTTTCTC